ACCGACATGGCATTTCCTGATGCCGTTCCCCCCGTCACAGTTACCGTTCCGGTACTTCCCGTTCCCTTCGGAGTGGTGTTATATAATAGAGTCGAATCTTGATGTGATTCCGCGTTATGGAGCGTTGTGAATCCGGTCGCCGTCTCGCCGCCAGCCGGGCTGTTGTACGACCCGGTCGCAATCAATTCCCACGCTTGGTTCGTCACGACCGTGACAGCGGGAGCCGACAAGGTGGCCGATCCGGTATTGGTCGCGGTGCTCCCCGTCGCGTCGATCGGAGTCGTGTTATCCACTCCGGTGAACGTCTGGAGAACGATTCCCATGTCCGTGCCAGTCGCGCCTGATGTGCTCGAGGCGCTGAACGACCAGGTTGAATCGCCTGACTGATAGACGCGATAATAGGATGATGCTTTGAAATATATTGCCCCCACGTTTTCTCCAATGGCCGTCCAGCCGGTCGGCGCGGCGATCGTGGTGGTTTTGCTTGTGTCCGTTCCGGCAGTTATCGACACGACCATCACGTCGCCCGTCGTGGTTCCCGACGGTTTGGTGACAGTCTGAGACACGGACGTGCTCGCGCCGTGAGTATCATAGTTGGCGCTTCCACTCGCGCGGACACCGATGGCCATGTCATGTCACTACCAGATTATATGAGGGCATTGCCACGTTCGATGCGAGCCGATAAGCAGTTGTCGAGCTTGCCGGATGGCGCGTTGTACCGCTAGCCGTTGATCCTCGGCCGCTCGCGATTACTCCGCCGACGTCAGCCCACTTGCCGCCGCCCTCGCGCTGCTGAACGATGATCCACTGGCTAGACGCGGCGTCGGCGATGGGTCCAAGCGAGACCGTGAGCGCGATCGATTTGGCCCACGGCGGAACAGGGAGATAAGTCAAGAACGGGGATTGGCCCGAGTAGGTCACGGCCGCATCATCTCGATGTAACCAGCGTTTGTCGTGATGATCGATTGAATGCCGCCAGCGCCGATGAATACGCCTTCTGCTTCTGCCACGAGGAGCGCCGTCGCGGCCGGAAGGACCGATTGCACGTCGGCATCGGCTAGCGCATTCTGACCGCCAACGCCGTATCCGTCCGCTGTGAACTCCGTGCAAAGCTCCTCGAGCTGATTTGAATAGGCGAGAAAACCCACCCACGCATCGGAAAATCGTTGCACGAAATTCTTCTTCTTCTCTGTCCAGTCCTGTGCCATCGAAAAGTCCTATGCTAGAATGAAACTATCATCAGTCGATCGGCTTGCCGACAAGAATCAAGTTGCCGGGATCGCATTTCATCCCGTAATTCCTGCCACCCGCGGCATTGATCGAGATGGGCTCGCATGACTTCGCCGCTCCGATCAGATCGTGGCCCAGTTGCGCGGCCTGATCAGTCGTCAAGCGAAACTCGCCATGTGCGCCGGGAATTCCCAGATCCACGCCGATGATCACGACGTTGGTTTCCTCAGGAACGTGGATCGATGTGATTTTCATATTCTGAATCATGTGATGCCTCACGCTGGTTGTAAATCAGGATTCGTGATCTTCGCGATCACGCGACCAAATGTCCCGCTCGCCCGGATCGATGCATGAATCTGCGGATCTTCTAGCATTCTATTAAGCGATTCCATCTGAATATCTACATTGTTATCAGCGTAGAAATGCACCGAAAACAGAATCGTCGCTGTCGCGCCAGGGTCCGAGACCAGAACTCGCAACGTGTTTTCCATGGAATTATCTTGGCTCAGAAGGCCGATGTCTTCAAGATGCCGTTTCGCGGTTTCCACCGTCAACTCAATGGAAAACTGCAATTCTTCCATTCTGTCTGTTTTCATGGGTATTCTCACGCAAGAGTCAAGATGCCGGCCGATAGATCCACTGTGAAAGTATCTGTGTTGATGAGTGTGATGCTTGATCCGTAGTCCCAATATCCGATCAAGTTTTTACTTGATGCCGTGTTGTTGTAGATCACGACATACCGCAAGGCTCCCCAATCAGACGCTCCGGCTGTCCAGGTGAGCGAAGTCGTGGTGACTGTCAGTGTAGCCGTGCCGCTGGTCTGCGAATAGGCCGAGGTTCCGGTTGTCTTGCCGCCAGCCGTGTAGCCGGTTCCCGTGACTTGTGTGATGTCGGTCAGGACATGGGCTGTCGATGCCGTGATCGCGTTGGTCAGGGCAACATAACAGGTGTCAGTTCCGAAGTTGTGTTTCGCCTGCCCGACATCCAGGACGAAGTTATTGATTTTCGAGAATGCAACGCTCATCGTTTAGCCTTTCACCGCTGCTCGCGGAGTTGTTCCGGGTAGATATTCCGTTGCTGGACGATTCTGGGAAACAATAGGTCCATTGATTGTCACGAGTTGCGATGGTCGGTCTTTGATCTTGTTCCGGGCGATCCAGCGATGAGTTTCGCTGAACTCTTCGTGATCGGCCGTGACGGCGGGAAGACCTTGCCGTCTCATCGGGATGCCGCAATGGTGGCAATGCGTGTTGATCTGATCGGCGAAATCCTCAATCGGTCTCTTCCACCATCCGGGTTCAACCGCGAGACCGGTGTCAGGAATGGGTTGGCCGGTTTTCGCGAAGCTGGGATTGTCCTGATGAAGTGCCGATTGCGAGTAGGCAACTTCACAAAAATAGGCTCTCAGTTCCCCACGAAAAACGCCGATTGCTGCTGACCAGAATTGATTGATATCGCACTTGCTGATGCGTTCGATCCTTTCTTCCTCGCTCACTCCCAGGTCAATCATTGAGACCCATGGAGAACCATGCAGCGAATCTTCTTTTTCGCCCTTGATGAACGGAGCCGATTCCGGCCAGTCTCGCCGGAATTCTTCAGCGGCGTCCGAGTTAAGGTGGACATTGATATTCGAGTGTCTCGGATTGAACGTGATCCTCGCATGTGCTCCGTTCCCTCTGAGATTGTTGGACCACAACCCACGCTGAACGAACGGGAAATGTCCCCGCATGATCGCGCAGAGTTCTCCGAACTTGGGATGCAGACAGGGATTGCCGCCGAACATTCCCACGACGCCGAAATAATCATGAAGCGATGCACATGCCTTATCGAATTGATCAACCGTCATCATCGCGGGCTTGCCGGCCAAGTTGCTCCCCTGGGTGCAATGTGTACAAGCCAGATCGCAAGCTCTTGTCACCTGAATCTGGATGATGCCGCCACGCATGATTTGCGGTCGTCGCATCCTGGGAGGGACCATCTTATTCAATAGATCCGTCATGTTCCGCACTCCAGCGGAGCGACCCAAGCCACATCATCGGCATCCCATGCTACGCTTACCCGGAGCCCATCATCGATTCCGTTTCCTGAGGTCATTGTGTCTTGAGAATCATTGAGGACATCGATCGTTTCCAGCGGTCCATCTTCCGTGGCCCCGCTGTACGATCCGGAACCGGAACGATAGAGGTCAACCTGGCCGCTTCCTGGAGCGGAGCCGGACCTTGCGGAGATCGCTCCATTCGCGACACCAACTGAGAAGCATGATCCGGTGACTCCCAGCATGACTATTGCCCATTGAACGCCAGTGTCTTCCCCGTAGCCAGACCCGGGAAAGTGACCGTATGGCCCCTCTCCTTCTCGCCAGAGGATTCGAGCATGACCAAATCGGCTTGATACGAGGTTTGCTGAGTTGCCATCATCTATATTGGCATACTCATGAGAGATATCTTTGATGTCGATCTTGACCGGACAGACTCCCGAAAGGAAGGCTCTCGCGAATTGGCTTCCGTTATCGTAACCATAAACCGTTCCGCTCCCTGCTGGTTCGAGAAGAACGCAATATCTCCGCTTGTGCTGATCGGCTGTCGGAGTTGTTCCGCGGAAGATCACCTCGCGAAGAAAGATATCCTCCGACGTATCCGCTGGCGTGAAAAGAGGACCATCAAGACCAAGAATGCTGCCTCGCACCAGAGGAGAACCTGTTTCATTCTTCACTCGAATGATCGTGGCTGATCTGGTCGTTGTGAGCGGGTTCAAGACCGCTGAATGTTGCTCGCGGAGATATCCCTTGGCGGCATCCAGCATGGCATTCCACGCTTGAGCCGAGAACCGTACTGGATCTCCGATTGCGACTTTGGCGAATGGGTCTGTCATATCAAGAGACCGCCGAAATCACCCGGCAGAAGGACCCGCTCCACATAGACGGCGATCGGCCGCTTGACCAGACAGTAAGCTGTTGTATCCTCGAAATCCGCGTATCGGACCCAGAGATAATCCCATCCGAGTTTTGAGATCGGCCCGATGCTGCCGACCATGAGCCCTGTAACGTTTGGGCTCCGCGAGAACTTGTAGGTAATGGCATATTGTCCGCTGGCCCTGTTTGATCCAGTTGCCCCTTGAAAGAGAATTTCGCCAGCGGGATATGTCCGCCACGTCGCGACATTCCACTGTCCAGTGAGAGCCGCGAGAGCATCCTCGTATGTACTTGTGATGTCCGATGCATTCCAAAAATGAGTCTCTGAAAAGTCGAACTTGGGAACCGGAACATCCACGCCTTCAACGCGGTCTTCACTGACTCCAATCGCCCCACCGAAATCTGGAGCGGGACCACCATCGACGCCATAAGACGAGATCGTTGCGTAGCTCTGAGTGATCTTTTGGGTTCCGCCGCCGGTATCGAATGTGTACTCAATGTTCGGGGAGACGTATCGAGCATGACCTTTCCAGACGCCTGTGCTCGAAGTCTCATCAGCCCAGACCGGTTCAGCTTCAACGGAATCGAGGATCAGCCCGTTATAAACCGCTGGGGCAACGCCAAGAATGAGCGTTTGGACTTCAGCTTCATCATCTGTATCGAAAATATCATAGATCAACTCGCGTCCAGAGGACCGGAGCCCGACCGTGAACGGGCGACTGAGATAACTTTCGCTGATCGTTCCGGCCATTATTGGAACACCAGTTGGGCCACGGATGCCTTGCGGTTTAGTTTCTCAAGCTGAGCATTAGTCATCTTCTGTTCTTTGAGTTGATCGTCTGCTATCTTATCTTTGGTGCTGACGCCAGCCCCCAATCCCCTCAAAGCTGCGGCACTAAATGAACCGGCTACGTCTACCTTGGCTTCTTTCTTAGCCTTGTCCATGGCCTTGTCCAGGCCCTCGGGAGTCATTTCCTCTCCTGGCTTAGCTTTACTCGCCATGACCTCATTTGCCGCGGCAGCAACCGCACCAAGAGCCGCTTCGCCGGCCCCGCTAGCCTTCCCCACGGTTTCTGTCTTCAATTTGCCCAGAGCGTTCCGGGCATCTTCCAATTCTTGTTTTGCCGCCTTGACCGCATCATCTGCGGCCTTTCTCCGGTTCTCTTGATCGATGGCCGCTCCAGATGCCAGGGCTGCTTGTTGCTGTTGCCGTTCTGTTTCAACGCCCCCTATCGTTTCTTCCGTGGGTGGCTTCATAATTGATTGCCTTAGTCCGCCTTCCGGCAAGAAAAAAGCGAGTTTCTTGAATGCATTGGCGAGATGCTCTGGAGCATTTTTGTGGAACCACGCCATGAAACTCAATGAGTGACTCTTGAGTGACGCCATCAGATCGATCCACGTTGACGCCATCGAAGTCGAGATATCAGCGAACGCTTGGCGGATGTCGATTCCCCAATCCGCCCATATCTTGGCTAGTTCCGTCGTTCCTTTGAGCCATTCGACCTTGAGAGAACTCATTAGAATCTTCGCTGCCAGTGCAATGTCTCCCGCCTTGAGGGCATCGGCAATCCCCTGGAATGCCGAGATCGCGTCTTCTTTGAGCGTGCCCAGAACTTCAGAGATGCCACCGAACGAATCTGAGATTGATCTTGAACTGGTCATCGCATAAGCGGTCCAGGCCCCCATGGCCGCGACCACAAGCCCGATCTGAAGAGGAAGGGCCGTGATCGGAATGAATAGAAGACTGAGAGCAACGCGAAATCCGGTGAAAACCGAAGTGGCAAATCCGATCGCGACAGCAAGCGTTTTAACCGCCAATCCCAGCGTGATGAATGCCGCCCCAGCAGCGACGAGGGCAACCCCGGTCTTCGTGATGTTGACGATTAATTCTTGATGCGTCTCGGCAAAGTCCATCATCCCCTTGCCGACTCGAGCTACATCGACCGCGAGTCGCTCCAGGACGGGAGCCAGAGCAGATCCGATCGTTGCCGCCAACTTCGATCCGACAGCGTGAAGCAAGTCAAAGCTGTCGCTCAGATGCTTGGCTTTATCCGCTTCCTTGTCAGTCCACGCGAGACCAAATTCCCTAGCTTGAGCGGTCAATTGCTTGAGATTGCCGAGCATCGGCAAGAGCATAGTCCCCGATCGACCGAATAACTGCATTGCCACCCCGGCCTTGGCCGATGGATTCTCGATCTTATTCATGGCTTCCGCGATGGCCGAAAACTGTTCATCCGGGCTCATCTTGAAAAGGTTCTCGACGGAGATTCCAAGGAGATCGAATGCCCGTTTCGGCTCTTCCAGACCCTCCGCTGCTTCGAGGATCGCTCGCTGCATTCTGCGGATTGCCATTTCGGCCATGCCGATATCGGTTCCGGATTGTTTGGCGACGAACCCTAGCGTGGAAAGCGTCTCGGCAGAAATTCCAGTGCGAAGGCTCATGTCGTGAAGAGACGCGCCGGTCTCCGCGAATGTCTTTGCTGCTTCGATAAATGGTGCCGTGATGGCCGCTCCTGCTAGACTCAGTTTCTCGCCGATTCCAACGAGTGCTTCACCGAGTTTGGCAACCTTCTCCTTGGCTTCCGCGAGCCCTTTCTCAAGCAAAGTGTCTTTGGTGAATAGCTCAACAAAAGCCCCGCCTGCCCTGATGTCACCCGCTCTGCCGGCTGCCATTATTTGACCGCCTTGGTTTCTCGCCGCGCCTTGGCGCGAGCGGCTCTCCCCAGGGCATCGGGAAGGTTCGGCATCATGGCGTGAAGTTCTCGCATGCTCATCTTATGCTCTGGCTTTTTTTCTTTCTTCTTCTCGATGTACGGATTGAAATCAATCGGAGAGAACGGCTCTGGCCGCTTGTTGCGATCTCGATGAACTTCCGCAATCGTCGCGATAACCGTTGATGTGTGAGTCCACAGGGCCTTCGATCGGCCCTCCGCCATGAGCGCTAGTTCTCGAAGCGTGAGAGGATTGGGGTCGATACCAACGGCTCCTGACCATTCCCAAATGAGTCTCTCAATTTCTTCGCCTCTGCATCGATCTTTGCGATCGGCCCCCGCGCCATCATCTCCACCGTGAGACTTCTCATCACTTCCATCGCGTGATTCGATATCGCTTCGCTCGCTGCCTTCCCCTTTTCCACCATCGTCCTGAGAGCTGCCCGAACCCGGGCATCGGGGAAAAAATCAGTGAGTTCCTCAAGGAAAGCGTTGGCGGCATGCTCGATCACATCACCGCCCATGGCTCGCCCGAACTCCTCATCCGAGATCCCGAGCTTGTCCGCCTCTTCCTTGCACAAGCAATAAATCACATCAATAAGCTGAACTGGATCGGCCAGCAGTTCTCCCAGCGCCTTGAACTTATCATCGATCAGCTTATAAAGATCGATGCCCAACAGACCGCGTACGCGCTTGATCGCCGAAACGTGGATGGAAATGATCCACGTTCTTCCTGCCGTGTCTTTGAAAGCTCTCACGGGGTTAACCACTGCGGAGGATGGGATGGATCGTATGTAATGGTCATCTCAACATCTACGTCGAGGGCCTGTTCAAGCGGCTCATTCCGGGTGAACCCTGTGACGACCATGGTAGCCTCGAGGCCGAACCCGTCTGGATCAAGGGCCGCAGCCTCAACGGTATTGGCTGGAGCCGAGTTCGCCATAAACGAGGTCATGACAATCGAGAGCGATGGGTCAGTATTGTCCCAGATCATCTTGAAAGAGATCGTCGCGTCTCGCAGAACGGCGACCTTGGCACGCCAGCCATTGTTGCCGCGAGTGGTGACATCGGCCGTGTTTTTCTCGAGCTTGAGCGTGAGATCCTTGCAGTTGTTTACCAGCGTTCCGCTGCTATAACCGCCCGATCCTCCGGCGGAAAGGTAAAGCTGAGCATTGAGACCAAGGACAATTCCACCGGCCATGACTGTTTCCTTTCCTCGCTAGCGATGTTACGCTAACATAGAGAGACAATTTCTAAAAATAGACCGCTGGAGATTGCAATGTACACAGATGCCGATATCGAAAAAGCAATTAAGAAACATCCTCTCCCATGGAGCGTAACTCAACAAAGGACCAAGAAGACATCCAGGACATTTGAACTCATGGATTCAGATTCCAATCTCGTGCTGGTCGTTGATGAATTTATTAACCCGGAGGCCGAAGCCATTGCGGAATTCTTGTGCGATTTGGTCAATCAGCATTTCATAAAGCCCTTCGCTCCGATCAGAAGTTTCAAGATTTCGGAATGACCCCTCCGTATCTGTCGCGGATCAACGAACCGAGTTTTGCCACAATTCGGCCAGCCGCGGCTTGGCAAGCGCCAGAGCTGGCTTCATGTACGGCCTCGGAAGTACATGGATTATTTTATATTTTGAGACGAGCTTTCTCTGGCCACCTACCGTTGCCCACCGATTTTCTGGAAATTGGGCATCTCCCCCGTATTCCAAAGTTTTTGGCGCTCCCGTAGGCGTATTGATAATAGCTGGACCTATGACTTCTGACTTTGTGGCAACATCATAACTGAAATACAAGAATTTCTTTATCAATCCAGTATGCATGTGCGGAGGTCTGCCGGGAGCACTTGGTCCCTTGCCGGGCCAGAGCAGACCCTTGGCTTGATATTGAACTTCCTGACCCTGCGCGGAAAGCACTCTGACATTAGCCTCCCCCAGGGCTCTAATCACACTGCGACGATCGAAGAACCCTTCTTTCGCAGCCTTAAAAGAGAGTTCGATCATGCGTTTACCAATTCCTTTCGCACGATCCTGATTGCTCGCTTCTCCTCTTTCCAGCAAGGGCAAGTTTCGGGAGTCACGTCGATGATCTTGTCTCCCTCTTTGATCTTCCTCCGCCATGTTTCGTCCTCTGGAATCGGCGTGGACGGATCGCTTGCCCATGCCAGCGGAATCACGCCGTCCTGTCCCTTAACGTAATATCTGATGGTGCCGGTCTCATCGTCGGCATACCAAACGTCACAGTAAGGAGGGTCCATCGAGAGAGGCAAACCGGACTCAACATCAATGATCTCGAAGTCAAAAGGTTTCACGGTTGCCGAATAGTCAATGATCATCGTCCGAGTTTCCACTTCAAGGTAATCACGCTGGTATATAGCCTCATCTCATCCACATGCTGAGGAGCAAAAATCGGATCGTGCACGTATCCCACACATTTCGCGACAGGATCGCGGTCAAGCGTGTAGTTTCGGAATAGCTTCACGATTTGCTCAGCAAACGCCATCAATGGATCGGTTGCCGTTTTGATTTGAGCGTTGGTCATCATCCCCTGTCCGATCACTTGCTGAATGCCTATGGCAACCTCATATTCGTCCATGTAATGACCGCCGCGATCAAGCTGGGTCCCCGCCGTGGTCATGGGCACGACAGAGAGGGTGAGCCCTGTCAGATCACGCAAATCACGGATCGGTACATACCAGCGATCGGCCGTGAAATCTAGAGAAAGCACGGTCCCGTTAAGAGCGTCCAGCATAGCGTCGGCGATATCGCAAACAGTTGCGGTTATCGGCATCAGACGATGCAACCCTCCGAGTCAATGTACTTCGTGTGAATCCGCAGCATGGTTTGATTCGGTTCTGTCCACCTCCACGGAGGGTCATTCCCGAATGGGAAGACCTCGAAAGTCTGTCTCTGGTTGCCGATCGGCAAATGGATGATGTCGCCACGATGCGGTATGATCGGCTCAACATCGAACATGAGAACCGCCGAAGCAATCAGGAAATCCATGTCGGTCCACTGGATTCTCCATCCGCCGAATCCATCGTCAATCTTGAGCAATTTCTTGCCCAGCATTGCCGGAACGTCCACGCTCTGGTATTTCCGGGTGTATGTCACCATCTGGCTGGCGAACTGCTGGAATTGCAGGGTTTGCCATGCGAGACCGGCTTGTAAGATGTCGGTCATCAGGTGACCTCGATTACATGGAGCACATTATTCGTGCTGGCGGAGACCGCGTACCACGGATCATCAGAGGCGTTGTCGGTAAATGATGTCCCGGTGAAGAGGGCGAAACCGATGTCTGATCCCGAATTGGTCACGCCAGCATTTCCGAGAAAGACCGTCTCCCCTCCCTGATTCTGGATCGTGATCGATTTACGGTTTCGGTTTGCCGCCGCAATCAATAAGGCGGACGTGCCAACAGTATAATTCGTCTCGGTTCGCGGTCCCTTGCGGGAAGTGACAAGCCACATCAGTATACGTCCTCACCTATGAACACGCTGAGCGACCGTGCCGCCATGCCCCCCAGCGGAGGGCCGCTTTCGTTACCTGGATTCCCTCCGGACGGGGGAGTCGGAGCGGGAGCGTTCCAGATATCGCCAAAACCGCCTGTCACCAGCAAGGGCGACAAGAGGCCACTCACCAAAAACGCATCAGATTGAACTTCGGGTTCTTCCGGCATGGATCAACCCGTTGTCGTTTCGGCATACGGGTCCATTAGAACGTCGACATAGAGATCACCAGACGCCGCACCATAGATCGCTTTGCCGATCGTGGCCGCGCTGGTGTAGCCTCCCCCGGTGACAAACGCAACCTGTGCCGTGCTGTCCCAGAGGCAAATTGCTCCCCGTGTGATGGCCGATCCCGTCTCTTTCGCGAATGAGGCCACGCCGCGAATCGCGACACCACCCCATTGGTTGACTGGGATCGGAGCGAGAGTGATCCCGACATAGGTGCCGAAATCGATCACTGCTCCCGCTACCATGTCGGCGACGCCGGTATTCTGATAATCAATGATGAATCCGGCCTGCTTGTATTGAGCGACAACTTGCTGCACTGCCATGTTATTTGCTCCTCTTGAGGCCGGTTAGACGACTGGCCAAACTCGTAATGGGGTTGGAAAGATTTGCGGTGGTTCCTCGACGAGCCGTGGTTCCGGTTCCGGGCTCTCGGGAATGCGTTCCGTGGCGGGTTTGGTTCCCGGATACCACGGTTGGTTGTATTGGCGTGGGTTCTGGACCTGCTCGTTGTATCCCGAGGGCCTCGAGACCGGTCCCTGAACGCCAGGCGGATTGGTTGGACGCTGAACTCCCATGACGATCTCCTTCGGCATCACGCCGTGTTCTTGATCGCCCCGCGTGGATCGAGAGCGGCAACGCCAAAATCCCAATAAGCTCGCATCTGTAGGCCCAGCACATTGAATTGTGCATCGTGGGTTTCAATCGTCGGTTGTCGGCGACCATCCAGATAGGCCACCTCAAACGCGGGCAACATCAGCGGATCGGCCAGCATGTACCATGTGGTCGCGCTGTAGTTGGTCAATATTGGAGCCGACATAAAGGGAGAAGTAACCGGCTCAAATCGTCCCGCGAACGGGTTGTCAGTGGGCCGTGGTCCGCCAGCGTAATCATTGACCAGCTTGGACGAATAAAGCTGGCTCCCCAGGTAACGGAGCTGCGGAGGAACGAGGATGAAACGTGGGATAGCATAGATCGGATCTTTGTTGGCGTCAGCCATCTGGAGCAAGGCCGCTTCAGCCGCTCCAAGCTCGGTTACTCCGAGACTTGAGGAAGTCAAAAGATTGCCGTTTCCGGCCGTGTAGAAGGTGTTGGTCGGGTCGAGGACCAGCGTATAAAGAGCTTTCTCAACAGCAATCCGGGCCTTGCGAGCGAGCTGAGCCGTGAGGCTTCGGAATGCGTTCAGGTCATCGTTGATGATCTGCTGTCGGGTCAGAGTGAGCAACTGACCGTATGTGTCCACCTTGTTCGTGAAGTAGTCTTGCCCTAAGGCCCCGTGCTTGAGTTCGCCGTTGTTTGCGACAAGCTCGAAATCACCGAGGTGCTCGAGACGGAAGATGCTGTGCATGTAGAAGTTGGCGTAATCGGCTTGCTGGGCCACCCGATCATACGTGGCGTCAACCCGCGTAAAGGCTTCGAGTAAGACTTTGTTGGCGACATTGCCCAAAATTCCGGGCAAGTTGATCGTGGAGAATCCACCTGCTCGAATCTCCCTGTGTTCGAGGACAGCCTCGAACATCTCGCGGTTTCCGTGAGGAGCCCTTACACCAGCGGCCTCAAGGGCCGCGCGGACCGTGCCGACAAGTCCCCGGTTGCGTCCGGACCATGCTTCGGTCACCACGTCAGGACCGTAATCGCGATCTTCCGCGAGCGTCTTATCTGGAATGCCGCAAGCCAAGGCCAGCGAGCACTCAAGCACTTTCTGGGTTGGGACCTGTTCGTTGGAGATCGGGTGAACCGGTCTTGCCCGCGATGCCCGGAGAAGTTCAAGCTCCAACTTGGTCGTATCCCAACCCTCCGCGAATGCCTTCTGGGCCACTTCCTGAATTGCTCTGAGGTCCGCGCCTTTCTTCTCGGATGCCGCACGGATCATGACCTTGATAGCTGCTTCGCGAGATTCCTTCTCTCGCATTCGCGAGAGGTGGACCTCAGTTTCTTCGGCGGCAGAGAGAGCGACGGCACCGCCTCCGCTCTCTCCGTCCTTAGATGCGTGGATCAACATGGGTGAGTCTCCTGTCGCGGTAGCGATTAAAGCATTCGTCTGCGGATCAGCGGCGAGATCGACGAACGAAATCTCACCCAGGTTGGACTTTCGGACAATATTGAGCGGTCCCTCATATTCTTTGCCGTTTACCGCTCCTTTCTCACCGGGCTTCAAGAATTCGACATCCTGAGCCGTGGCCCCGATCGATGCCTTCCACGGGAAACCATTCCGGGCCGATTCGCGGACATCTTCGGCATCAATGGTCTTCCGGGAGATGATCCCTTTCGCCATCAAATTGCCCTTCTCGAAACTCAATTCCGTTGTGTGTCCCACGCCCTGATTGACGTCGTGATTCTTGCGAATTGGCACGACTTGTGATGGGATCTGCATTCCGCTCATGTCCATGACGACTGGGTGCTTCCAGCCAGCCAGCCGCATGGGCGATCCGGTATTGGCCGTCATCTTGAACCGGGCCAGAGGCGGGCTTGTGGTTCCCTTCGGATTCGCGGTTTCGGGCTGCTGGGCTCCGTCTTCTTCGTTGCCAGTCTGCTGAGCCACAAGCTCCATGATGGCTTCGCCGAAAATGGTCATCGCGTCACCAAGCGCCTTGGCCTTGTCCTCTCCACCAGGCTTCTTTTCTGCTAACTTTTTTTCCATCGGTTCCACCGCGTTCTCGATTGCCGTCTCACCCTGTGCGGAAGCACGAGACGCAATCGCGTGAAGGGCATGAGAAAAGAGCACCATCTTGCCGCCAACATCTTTCGCGAATGGGTAGCCGTACCGCTGTTCGGTTTTTTCGGGCTGGCTCCGGTCGATCGCCAGATGGACCTTGCCGTATTTCTCCCAATCGTCCCCACCCGGGCCGAGAATTTTATGCCCATCGGCGGCATCCCAGGACCATGGCGCTGTACGTTCGACGGCTCCCGATGAAATAAGCGAATGAGCAAAGGCCGCTCCCTCGCTATTGAGTTCCCATGCCATGATCAACCCTCCAGAAACTCGAATTCGACCGAGGCTTGAATGTCGAGATGGTTCTCGCTCGACTTGGCTTTCTTCTTCTCGCCGAACTGCCGGAAGCAGACCGCGAGCCGCTGCTTCTCGTCGGGAAAATCGGTCTTCATGACGTCCGCGGACATACAGCGATTCATGAATTCGTCTTGCTTCTCGCCGTCGTGCGGTTCAGGCATCGGCATGATCAATCGCCCTCTTCCGGTGTCGTGTCGCTCTCGTCTTCTTCCTCATCCGGCACAAATGCGGGCTCCGGAACGGGAGGAACCATCATGCCCGGAGCCGCTGGAGCAAGCGGAATTCCCAGTTCGCTCATGAGAGCAAGTTCCTTTGCTCTCTGCCTGATCTGGACTTCCCAGTCTTGACCGCGACGCGCGTACTCATCAGCAAGTGTCGTTGTGTGATTCGCCAGACGCTTCTCTTGAGCGGATGCTTCCTTGAGCGGATCAACATGCTCGAAGCCATCCCAGAACCACTGATGGGGCCATCCTTCGAGCGGATCGGAGCCGCGATCTCCGATGAGATTGGTCGAAAGCGATGCTTCTTCGATCCATGCGGTAAGAATTCGATCGAGAAGAGTCAGTTCAATGTCGGACTGATCTACATGAATTGACTTGTGGTAGGTCTGGTGAGCAAGTCGCCCGGTCGCGTAGTTATCGTTGCTATAGTCACCGGACACCTTACTATAAGGCATGTGTAAACATCGACCGATCTGCATGAGCAGACGTTTCTCGAACATCTCGAATGTAGTCGTGGGCTGTTCTGCCCGGAATTGGCTCATCTTGTAGCCGTTGGGCAAAGTCATCATCATCCGGCGTTCGATATCGATATGCTCAAATGGTTCCCCGTAGATCGGATTTCCGTTTTCGTCGATCTCGGGAGGAAGCTGAGATTCCAGGACTGCCGCGAAATCAGCCGCGGTCTCGGCGGCAGCTAAAACGGCGAGCGTATATCGCCTAAGCTGATTGAATAAGTCCAGAGCTGGCATGATGTCTGGAAGGCCGCGGCGTTGTCCTGGACGATCCTTGCGGAACCAGTGGAGAACGGACCGGGCATCGTAATAATCAGCAAGCAATCCGATCTGGTAGATATCTCCAGGATGCCTCCGGAGAATGGAGTAAAGGATCGGATTTCCTTCGAGGTCATAGCGGATACCGTCCACTGCCAGAGGATCGATAGGGTTCAAAAATGGGGTTGAAACCTGATCGGCTTCGATCAAGAGGAGGTCAAGTTGAACAGCCGTGGGAAGGATGTAATTCGTGATCAAGAGAGCGAATGCTTCTCCGTCTTGAGCCAGAGACATCCTCATCGTACGGAGTTTCGACGCGAGATGGGATTTACGAGCCCACTCCATGAACGCCCGCTCGATCGCCCGGTTCAAGTCGTGATCGTCAGTAAGCATCTGGAGCCGCGGACCCGTTCCGATCGTGTCATTCGCAAGAGTAGTGACGATCCCGCGAGCGTACGAATTGTTGGCGACCTCGTAGCGTGCTCTGGTCCTGAGACGGAAGCGAACTTCCTTCGAGTTCGCGGCGCGAGCCGACATCATATCGACTAGTGCCCATGACTTCCGATTCTCTTCAGTCCAGATCGCCGCGTCATAACGGGCCTGGATATCGCGGAGCCGCTCGTATTGAGCACGCGCGGCCTGATTCCGCGAGATGAACGAGGTGCGAGAGGGACCGTGAGAAATCGGGGAACCGTTTGGTCCCAAGATCCTCACCATGGCGTTCCCCCGTCCGTCCAGTGTGGCCATCGCCAAGGAGTGTGGACCGTCCCATCAGGGACCAGTCGGTTGAATCTCAGGCCCCTTCGCCTGCTGTTAGCCGCCGCAATGCCGGCCAGGTAGTTCGCTGCCTCGATTTGATCGGGAATCGAATGCTGCTGAACGGTTCCGGCATCGCTGGAGACTGAGGCCGGTCCAGACAGATTTGAGATCACGGAGGACAGCGCATTATTGGCGTCGTCAATCGCGGACATGGATCACCTCCATGATCTCAGGATTCCGAATTAAGAAAGAGCGTGTCAAGAGATTGCGTGAAAAGATCAAAAAATCTTACTAGGGGTAGCGTTCAGGCCCCTAATTGCTTCTCGTAAGTGACCATTCTCTTCCCACAATGGCGGCATTCACGACGCCGCATGATGCGGCCACCTGCTGCCCTGCGGGTTTCGAGCACGTAGAAATGACGGCAACCGCAACCGCGGCAGACGATGCCCTTGTCCTTATCGCTGGTTTGCTGACTCTGATCTGGAAGTGTAGCGATCACGCGAAGCTGTCAGTCCGTGGTTCAGGCAACGGATTCATCGCTTCTTCGCGCTTTCGCCGCTGCAAATCGGCGAAACTGATACGGGTCGGAGGTGCCGACGGGCGCACGGCGTGCGATCTGGCCAGGGAAACGGCTTGCATTGACGCCGCCACGGCTGATCCGACGAGACAATCTAGCCAGTGATTGTCTGGCCTGCCCGGATTTGGCTTCCATTCGTCAACTTCTCGGCCTCTTCCTTGGGTTCTGATCCGGAATTCGGCCTTGAGATGATCTGCGAAAAGTCGGTGTCGAGACGGATCATCACCGAAGAGGCTGAGGCAACCACGATCTCCCATTGCTGTTGCCAGACGGGCAAAGACGAACGACTTCCAAAAGTTTGTATCATAGATCACCCTCCGCGTTGGTCGTTTCTCCCGATCCAGCGTGATTCTCCAGTTAAAACCGGCCTTTGCCCCCTCTTCCGGGCGATATTCGCTCATCGGAATGCCCGCGGCACCGATCCCGCGGCCATGCGAGGGCATCAAAACCCCACGAAATTCGCTCTGGCGGCAGAAGTCATAAACCACCGTGGTTGACTCTCCCCAGTTGGCATCGATCAGGCATCGCTCGATTTTGAGGATTGCTCCGTCGTCTCGTCGCCAGTCTCCGCCCAGGAGGATCTTGCAGAGCATATCGAGCCCCGCGCGGATCTGACCCTCCATGCCCATGCCCGCAAACACACTGGAGAGCGGAATTTTCACGTCTGAGGCTGTAAAATAGGCCAATTTCTGGTCTGGGAAGGTCCCATAATCGATCACATAGCCGGTGAAATCGTCTTCCCAAGCTGAGACAACGTAGTACAGAACGGTTTTCTGGACGTCAACGAACGCCGTGACCTTGTTGCAAGCCAACGGAATCAGGCCCCGCTCGTGCCGATTGATCTTGCCCGCAATCTGATCGTGAGTGAGATCGGAAGCAGAGAGAGCTTGTTCAGGGAGGGGTTCGTTCTGATATTCCGCGAAAAACATCTCTGGATTAAGTAATTTCAGCGTCATTGCATGCTGTAGAGCCGAAATATCCTCGTCATACTTGCGAGCTGGCCACCCTACGAGGCCTCCTTCGTCCATGATTGCCCGATTCGCGAGGTAAATCTCGAGTGCTCGAACTGGCTCTTGCTGAGATGCCAATGCCTCTTTGTAGGCTTCCCCGTAATCATCCCAGAGCTTCGTTTCCGTGGGGAATGAGTAAATCATCTTCGTCCGCTGACCCGCCCATTGCGGATTTTTATCCCGATCAAGCATCAAATCGGACATATCCCCCTGCCGAATCACCGTACAGGTCATCAAAGCGGAAATTCTCGTTCCAGGAGCGGCCATCCCGAGCACGTCACCCTTGATGATGTCTTCTCTAGTCTTGCTCTGAATCGGCGACATTGCGGATTCGCGCGTTTGAGGGTCGTCCAGCAAGACAAGTTCTGGACGGATGATCGTTCCATCCGCCAGCGTGCTGGATTGGCCGCGGATCGCTCCAGTCAACCCGGCAACGGTAACGGTCGAACCACTCACATTCGGGCCATCGCAAACGGAATCGGGCATTGTGGGGAACACGAGACGATCAGATCCCCACGTAATTCGCGTCTGCTGGTCGTTGAAGAGCTGGCCTATGCATTTCCGAGCGTTATTTTCGAGCTTGATGCACGGGTAGCAGACTTGGCGGAAATCCGCGGCGAGTTTCTCATTGAATTGGATCTCGCTCTTGATCGGGAGCATCAGATCGCAAGCAAGCGATTCTGTAGCTGCGATGAGGCAGACAAATCGACGATGACCGTATAGAAGAGCCCAGAGGGCTGCACGCACACAGAGAGCAGTCTTGCCGGAGCCTCGAGGCATCGCAAGGGCAAGCAACCCGCCTCTGAGAACGGCTCGCTCGATGGCTGCGATGACCTTGATGTGGTCTTCTGACCATTCGAGGCTGAATGCATTGGGGAAATAGACCTCGCAAAAGAGCCGGAAATTGGTCGAGCATGCTTCCCGGGAGGCGAGATCGCCCGGTCCAGGATATCCCTTCGCGATGTCCCGGACCTTCTTGGATTCCTTGAGCCCCCAAGCAAGAGCATCTTCTTTATTCTGCTCGTAATAAAGTGCAACCATGCGAGGAATGAATTAAAGTGAGCGCGATCATTAAATCAATGCAAATCTGCGCTA